CAATCGGTAACACTGGACTACGTTCAGCCGCTGCAGACAATGCCGCTATCACAGTCGGAAACTCATATACAGCAAACATTGCAATGCACAGACGTGCGTTAGAATTAGCTGTTAGGGCACCTGCTGTTCCAGAAGGCGGTGACACTGCAGATGACGCTATCTTAGTGCAAGACCCACACTCAGGGATGGTATTCGAAGTACGTATGTACAAAGGATATCGCAAGGCAATGATTGAAGTTGCCGTTGCTTGGGGTGTAAAAGCTTGGAAGCCAGACTTCATAGCAACACTACTCGGTTAGTCGAGACTGATGACAGGGGGCGGCATTTGCCGTCCCTTTATTCACACATAACATAGCGAGGTAAATAAAATGGCACTTAAGAAGAAACCCGCAAAGAAGATTGCCAAGCCCAAAGTGGCTAAAACAGTTAAAATGGTACGACCAGACGGCAAGTCCGCAGACGTACATCCCACAGAAGTAGAAAACTATCGCTCAGGCGGTTACGAAAAGGCTTAGACAATGACACTTATTGTTGAAGATGGAAGTCGCGTTGCAAATGCTAATACATATGTTAGCCTAGCAGAGTTTAAGGCTTGGGCAGATGCAAGGTTAATCACGTATAGTAGTGACAGTCATGTTAATGCATATATCTTGCGTGCAATGGATTACATTGAGGACTTAAGCTTTATAGGATTTAAGGAAACAGAGACACAAGCATTACAGTGGCCAAGAGTTAACGTAGTTATTGATGGCTTTGGACTAGATGCAAGCACAATACCAGACGAACTTAAAGTGGCAGTATATGAGGCCGTTAAAACAGTTATAGATGGTGACAGCAAGCAAGACCCAATTGATAGGCAAGTTGTCAGTGAAAGCGTCGATGTTATATCTATTACTTATAAGGATACTGCAGGACAGCAAAGACAGACACCCGCATTAACAAGAGCGTTAAGAAAGTTAGTACAATCACCTAACACAGTAATGCGTGCATAATCATGGCACATGCAGGTTATAACTATTCACCTATAACGAAATCAGCAGAAGCACTTATTACTAGATTTGGTGAGGAATTTACGTTTACACGTACAACTGATGGCGTATACAATCCAGCTACAGGTTCAGTAGCACAGACGACGGCAACATATAAGAAGTATGCTTGTGTGTTTGATTATACAGACGCAGACAGAGCTGGACAGACAGTGCTGCAGGGCGACAGGCGTATGCTTGCTGAAGGTCACAGCTACGAGATAAATGACACAGTGGTTATTGGCAGCGATATATTTAAGGTGATTAATGTTAATGAGATAAGACCGAACGGCAGCGATATTGTTGCGGCTAACTTACAGGTGCGTAAGTAATGGCAAAAGAGACAACAGACAAAGAGTTTAAACAGTTAGTGCAAAAGCTGCAGCTACAAAATACAGACGTGGTGCGAGGCACTATATTTGCAATGGGCAGTGACATAATACAATCAAGTCCAGTTGGTAACTATAAGCTATGGAAAAAGTATCAGGCTAATCCAAAAGCAAAGAAGCCAAGAGGTTACACTGGAGGCAGATTTAGAGGAGCATGGCAATCAACATTGGACAGACCAAGCCCTAGAGTTACTAAAGCCAAAGATAAAACAGGCAGTAAGTCACAAGAACGACTAATGAAAGCAGTTGAGGCATTACAAGCTGGCAATACATTCTACATGACAAATAACTTACCTTATGCGGTAGAGTTAGAATTTGGCCACAGTACACAAGCACCTACAGGCATTGTCAGAAAAGTGTTATTGTCTTACAATGAAGCCATTACAAAAGCACAGAGCAAGGCTAGAAGATGAGTACGTTCTTTAATGATATGCAAGCTGCGTTAGACACACACTTAAGTACACTATCTGGTGGCTATGATATTGCATGGCCTAATATAACGTATGAGCCAGTGGGTAATGCTACGTATTTGCGTGCAAACTTTATACCAGCTGAGACACAGCAAGTTAGCTTAGGTGCGAATGGCAAAGATGAGACATTAGCCATATACCAAATAGATGTTGTAAGCCCTAGAGGTGCTGGACGTAGCACATTAACGGACAGCGTAGCAGACCACTTTAAACGTGGAACAGTGCTAACTTATAACAATTTGAAATTGCGAGTAAGGTCGGTTAGTATCGCACCTGCAATACAAGACGGAGCATGGTTTTTCGTTCCACTTTCCGTCTCAACACAAACCTACACAGGAGCAAGGTTATGACAATAGCGAACGGAGCGCAGCACAGCATTGCCTATATTGCTGAGACAACATATGGAACAACACCATCAACACCTGCATTTAAACCATTTGGAAATACTGGAACATCACTTGGTATCAGTAAAGATGGAATAGAGAGCGAAAAGCTTAGAGGTGACAGACAAGTTGAGGACTTTAGGCATGGTAACAAGTCAGTCAGTGGCGATGTAACGGCAGAACTAGAATATGAAGCATTTGACGATATACTAGAAGCCGTCTTATGCGGAACTTGGAACACTAATGTGTTAAAAGCAGGTACAACACGACGGTCATTTACTATCGAGCGTAAGTTTGCAGATTTAACTGCACCAGAGTGGCACAGAAATACAGGCTGCGAGTTTAATGCCTTAAGCTTATCTGTTTCACCTAATGCAATGGTCGAAGCTACATTTGGTGTTGTAGGGCAGAACTTGTCTATCGGTACAGCGGCTATTACAGGCTCAGCATATGCAGCTGATAGCACAAACAAGCCATTTGATAGTTTTACTGGTTCAATACAGGAAGGTGGCTCAGCTATCGCATCAGTTACATCTATTGAGATGAGCCTAGAGAACGGCATAGAGCCATTGTTTGCAGTTGGTAGCCAAACCACACAACGACCATCAATCGGCAAGTCACGATTAACTGGCACGCTTACAACGTACTTTGAGAATAAAACATTATATGAGAAGTTCTTAAATGAAACAGAAAGCACAATACAGCTAGTGTTGACAGACTTAGATGGTAACTCATACACAATCGACTTGCCACGTGTTAAGTACAATAGTGGACAGCCAGATGTGTCAGGTGAAGGTGCTATTACAATCGGTATGGAATTTGTGGCATTATACAATACAAGTGATGCAACACAGATTAAAATAACTAGGGCTGATGGTTAATGGAATTTAATCAACTAGCGACAGTAGGCCGACATGAGAACGGGGCTGAGTGCAATATACTTAACCCCGTTACCAATGAACCAACAGACTTTTATGTAAAGGTTTGTGGCTCAGACAGTAAGGTGTGGAGAGCTGCAAAGAAAAAGCAAACCAATGCAATAATTACAGCACGCTCTAATCTAAAGGACGGTCAGACCTATGAGGACATTGATATAGACTTTGATGCACTAGATATTGAAGCACTTGTAGGAGCTACACTGGACTGGAGAGGCTTAGCTAATAAAGGCAAAGATGTTAAGTTTACAGCTGAAGCAGCTAAGGATTTATATGAGCAAGCACCAGACGTCGTAAAGCAGCTGTTACATTTTATAGGTAATGGCGAAAATTTTATGCAGGACTGATTGACGACTTTGTAGCCTATGGTCGGTGGGCTAACTACATAAGGCAAAGGCCAAAAGGCTCAGACATCAGTCGTTTTGATACATATAAGCAGGTAGAGAAAAGCACAGGTAAAACACCAGCTGAGCTACGTAACGCACCAGAGCTGCGAAGCGAACTGCTTAGCTTATGGACTTTATTTTGCGAAATGCGTGAACCTAGTTATAATGAGCTTGCTGCATACGTAACAATGACTGGCATTTCATTAAGCCCTTGGGAAGTTACAGCTATTATGAAGTTGACCCGATACATGGGTGAGGAGTTAAACAGATGGCCACCGAACAAGCAGTATTAGTATTTAAGGTCGACACAAAAGACATTGGTAAAGCACAAAAGCAGCTTGAAGCTATGGGCTTATCCGCGATTAAGACTAAATCTAAGATTAAAGAGTTAGCTAAAGATACTGATAAAGGCGGTAAAGACGTTAGTGGCTTTGGTCGTAAAGCTGGTATGGCTGGCGTACAGTTCGAGCAGTTAGCAGGTCAAATAGCTATGGGGCAAAACCCAATGCGTGCAGTTGGCGTACAAGCAGCCGACTTAGGCTTTGTGTTAGGTACACCATTACTAGGTGCTGTTGTCGGTATATCAGCTGCCATTGCGTCAGTTCTTATACCTATGTTGTCTAACGCAGCTATGAACACTGAGAAACTTACTAAGCTGAATGAAAAGTTAGCAGAAAGCTTCAATATAGGAAAAGACGGCACAGTTACACTATCAAAGTCATTGCAAACGCTTATAGATAATTTCGGCTCAGTTGGTGAACTAGCATTAGAATTACAAAAAGTTGATATAGCTAAAGGTGCAAGAGATAGTATTGCTGCACTTAATAAAGAATTTGTTAAGGTAATGCCTAATCAGTCACAAATAGCAATCGAGCTAGGTAATCAATACAGTGTATTAGGCACAAAGATAAGCAACGCGAAAGAAAAAGAAGAAGCATATAATATTGTACTAGCTAAAAACGCTGAAGCATACGGCATTGAAAAAGAGCAGCTAGAAACATTAATACCATTAATTAAATCACTAGAGGAAGGTAAAGAGGGTGCAGCTGATAAAGCTACTGATTATGTAAAAAGTTTGGTAGAGCTTGAAGGCAAAGACATAACTAATAAATTTAGACGGTTTGCAGATGCAATACTTGGGGCAGCAACTAACCAAGCAACACTAAATAAGTTGAACGATGCAGCTGTTACTGGTGTTACAAATCAGACTAATGAAATTGCAGACTTAATCAGTAAGCTTAAAGAACGAGCAGACTTAGAGGAAGGACTTATTACTAGAACTGATGTGCTTACAAAGAAATATGACGCGACAACTGCAGCTTTAATAATAGAACAAGAGACACGAATTAAGAATGCTAAGACACAAGAGGCAAATGATAAACGTGTTGAGCAAGCACAGAAAGCAGCTAACAAGCGATTTGAAGCTAGATTAACAAAGCTACAGATTGAAGGCAAACTGTTATCAGGGGTTAAAACTGCAGCAATAGATTTAGACGACACATTGTCACCTATGCAAAAGCAACAGCTGCAAGACCAGATTGACATAAACAATGCACTAAAAGATAACATAACTATTAGGAAAAGCATAACAGGTTTAATTCGTGGGCTTTCAGGTATTATTGAGGCCGATACTAAGGCGCATCTTGATAGTGAAGTAAAAAAGACCATAGAGAAAGATAAGGAAGTAAGAAAACGCCTAGAAAATGAAATGAAAGCAACTAAAAATGCACGCACATTAGCTGCTGAAGAATATTTACGGCAGCAAGAATACTTAAGCACATTAGATGTTAAATATGCAGAACAGAAGAAGGTACTGCAGCAACAGTATACAGATGACTACAATGCAGCAATAGCACAGGCAGATGCACAAGATAAAATGCGACTGCAAGAACAGATTGTAAATGAGACAGCAGCAAATATAGAAAAGCTATCAGTAAATGAGGAATATTGGGCATTGTGGTTAGCGAATGCACAGAACGCAATGACTACATTTAATGATATTACAGCATCAGGCGTAAATGCATTTCAGAGTGGTTTTGGCTCAGCGTTCGAGCAAGTCATTATGGACGGCGAAGGTATTAAAGGTGTTGTCTCTGGTATATTTGAGGACATGGCTAGAGCACAAATTGCAGCACTAGGTCAGATGGCGGCTGAAAGACTTACACTATTCTTGATGGATAAAGCACTAGGTAAGTCAGCAGCAGCGTCAGGTGCAGCAGCAATGATAGCAAATGCAACAGCTGCACAGGCAATGGCTGGAATACAAGCTTATGCATCAGCTGCAGCAGTGCCGTTGACAGGTTATCTAGCAGCACCAGCTGCATTGACAGCTGCGTTAACAGCCACTGCACCACTTCTAGCTACAGTTGCAACGGCATCGACAAGTGCAACAGGCGCAAGAGCATTGGGTGGACAAGTAAGAGGTGGACAAAGTTATTTAGTTGGCGAGCGTGGCCCAGAAATATTAAACATGCCCAATAACAGCATGGGCAAAATTACACCGAATAACATGTTAGGTGGTGGTCGGCTTAACGTTACTGTTGAGAATTATGGCAGCTCTAACATTAGCGTGCAAAAGATTAGCGAAACAGACGTGCGTATAATAGCAAGAGAAGTAGCAAGCCAGACAGTACAGCGTGAAGCACCTAGAGTAATTGCATCAGACCTATCTAATCCCAACGGCAGAGTGAGTAAAACATTAGCGACTAAAACAAGTACACAGCGAAGGCGTTAAGACATGACTAAATTTGCTATTACACCAAGCAGCGCAAGTTATAGATTTACTGAACGTGCTGAGACAGTTGGTGCAGTTATGCAAGGTGGACTTGGTAAGTATAGGCAGACCATTAAAAACCCTGCAGCTGTTGTATCAGTAGAGTGGACATTTGATGTAGGTGGCTATAATTACTTCAAGGCATTTTATGCATTATATACCAAAAGTGGCTCATTACCTTTTGAGATTGACCTAGCTATAGATGGGACAGCACTAGAGCAATACACAGCATATTTCCTTGATGACAGCATAAACACAAATGCAGTGAGTGCTACAGATTATTCCGTATCAGCTAGCCTAGAGCTTAAGGCAAAGCCATTAACGGCATCAGGAACACCAAGCACGCCATATAAGCTAAACTATACACCTAACCAAGCATCATACAGTTTAGACACACGACAAGAAACTATAGCAATCCCATTAGAGGGCGGCACAAGTCGATATAGACGTGATATTATTGATGCAGCTACGATTGCGAATGTTAGTTGGGTGTTAAACACAACAGAATATGCAGACTTTAGAGAGTTCTATAAATTAACTACAGCTGCAGGAACAACAAGCTTTAAAATAGACTTAGCTATTAACTATGGCACACTGGAAGAATACGACGCACGCATTATACCAGACAGCCTATCTACATCAAGATATGCAGATGGCTTCTTTAGGGTGCAAGCACAGCTAGAGTTAAATGCTAAACCAAGAGACACAGACACTGATTTAATTGCACTTGTCTTATACCCAGAGTACGGCGAAAACTATGCGACCTTGTTCCCGCCAAGCGAAAATGATATAGATATCATCATAAACACAGACTTTCCGAGCTATCTAAATGAGTAATTATACAGAGTTCTATTTAAACAGTGACAGCAACATAGTGCAGCTAGAAACTATAGAGCTGTCGCATAGCGATTTCACACAGACCTATCGAGTAGTAAGAAATGCAACCAATGGCATTACAGCAACCACAGAGACAGGTGCAAGTGTTGCTTTTACATATTATCCATTAGCTATAGACGCAGCTGAAACAAGAGATAACTTAGACCAGTCATTTAAAATAACACTAGGCGATTTAGGTGAGATACTGCCAACCGAATTAGACGCAGTAGCAACAGCAGATGGGTTTGGTGAAAAGCCAGTATTGATTTATCGTACATATAGGTCAGACGTTTTAACTGCGCCATTATTTGTAGTAACACTAGAAGTAGAGAGCTTTACATTTAACGAACAAGGTTCAGTATTTCAAGCAAAAGCACCAAGCTTAAATATAAATAAAACAGGTGAGCTATATACCTTTGCACGTTTTCCGATGTTGCGTGGGTTCTTATAATGCGTGATGAACTTTATCATAAATCTTATGACAAGAATAACTATAATTGCGCTCATTTTGCACGCGATGTATATCTAGCAGAAACAGGTAAAGATATTGGTGACACATTGTCAGGCTTTCTATTGCCACCAAGCAAACGTGTAGTCGATATGGCTAAGAGACATAGACTAATTAAACTAGACAGACCTATAAGCCCCTGCCTAGTTATAATGTTAGGTAGTAGAGTTGCGCCACATGTGGGTGTATTTATACGTGATAAAGTGATACATATACGTGAGCATGGCGTGCAATATGTTTCATTACATATAGCCAGTATGGGTTTTAATAAGTTGGGTTATTACAAATGTTGAAGCAAGTTATATTGGCAGAGAATGCGTTAGAGCCAGAGACATGGACAGTACATCACGTAAGTAATGTGACAGATTTCTTGATGGAAAGATATGACAGGCTTCCAGATAATGCACGTATTTATCATAATGAAGTTAGTGTTGATAAAGACGTTACGCCAACGAATGAGCAGCAAATAGAGACACTTAATAATCTTGATGGTGTAATTATAGTTGTCATGTATCCTGCAGGTATTACCATACCCTTATGGGTAGTAGGCGTAATATTTGCAGTCGCATCTGTTGCCGTTTCATTGTTGCTTATGCCAAAGCCACCAACACCAACGCAAAGAAATACACAAACTGAAAGTCCAAATAATGGTTTGTCAGATAGGAAAAACAAAGCAAGAATATTAGCACGTATTCCAGATATATTTGGTAAAGTTAGGTCAACACCAGACTTGCTAAATTTACCCTACAAAGAATTTATCGACCATCAGGAGGTTGAGTATGCCTATATGTGTGTTGGACGTGGCAGTTATGACATTGCAGCCGATAACATAAAAGATGGTGACACAAAGTTTAGTGATATCTCAGGTGCATCTGTTGCAGTGTATGGCCCACAAACTAGCCCAAATAGCGGCACGCCACAGCTTACAATCGGTTCAGCAATTAATGAGCCAGTCCTTAAGTCAGTCAGGAGTGATGCAGCTAATGGTCAGACACTTAAAGCACCAGATGCTGCATCTTTTAACGGAAATCTTAATACTAAGTTTGTGTATCCAAATCAAATTACAACCACAGCATCAGGCATAGATTTTACACAGGAATTTGTAGCAGGTTCAACATTAGTTGTTTCTAATGCTAGTTATACAGCAGTGGTTGGAACAGCAGGTAGCCGACTTACACGTAATGTAAAATGTAAATTAGCATCTAATCTTTCAGATGGTGAGATAGTATATACAAGTAATAATCCAACAAATGATTTTAGTGTTGGTGATGGTGTAAGGCTTGAGCTTGCATTATTTCAGACAGATGACAGTAGCACATTAAGTCTTAATGGTGATTATACTGTTAAAGCTGTCACAAGTACAACTATTACGCTTGACTATCCAGCAGACGTGAATGTTAATTGGGGACAAATACCTAACGAGTTTTCCGCAGGCGAGACAGGCACAAAGAATGTATTTCTAACAAATCTTGGCACTGTTGTCAGCGTTAATCTAGCAGGTAGTTATACAATATCTAGTGTAACAGCAACTACAGTCAGTTTGAGTAACCCTGCTAGTGTAAATAGCGACTGGAACAAATTAGATGATTATGACAATCCTGCAAATGAAACTGGATTAATAAGCCCACGCATATCATCTACAGGCGAAGCTTTTATTGGTTGGTTTAACTTGCTGGTTGCAGACCTTGATAAGATATACATTAACTTGGTTGCATTGCAGGGGTTATATAAAGACGATGGCGAGCAGCAATATGCGTTCAACATAGCAGTGCAGGTGCAAGTCGAGCAAACAAGTGCAACTGGTACGCCAACAGGTACGGTAGAAACATTTACAGGCACAGTATTAGGTTCAAGTAGCAGCAAGAGTACACGTGCTTTGACTATGAAAATAAATCCTACTTTTACAGGATATTGCAGGGTACGAGTTAAACGCATTACAAATAGTGATACTAACTTTGAAGGTAGCGTAGTTGATGAGGTAAAGTGGCGTGATTTATATGCAATGTCACCAGTGACAGAGCAGCACTTTGGTGATGTAACTACAGTGCAATCAGTAACGTATGCTACTGATGGCGCATTAGCTGTTAAGTCACGTAAGTTAAACATGGAAGTGACACGCAAGTTACCTAAAATACAATATGACCGTTTTACATTCCCTATGAGCTGGACAAGCCATAGCAACGGTTTAGTTAAGGTTGCAGGTAACAATGTAACAATAAGTAGCGACGGTAGTAGTTATGGTGGCTATGCTGATTTAGATGCTGTCAGTAATGGGCAGGTTATTACAGTAACACTTACACTGGACAATACTAAGACTACAGCTACGACAGTAACTATTGGGCTGCATGATGGCACAAGCTTTATATCTAACACAGCAACAGTAACCAACGGCACAGCGACATATACATTGACTACAACAGGGGCAGAAGCAAACCCATTTGTATTATTGCAGTGTGCTAATAATGACACATATTTTACTGTAACAGATATGCAGGTTAGTGGCGAGGATTACCCTAGCACGCAGACCATTAGTGCAGATACATACTATGGCGGTGTAATTACGTATCAATACGGCGGCGTTAAAGTAGCTAATGATGGCAGCAGTTATGGACTTAGTACGCCTATAGAATATGGCAACACAGGATATAAAACTATTGTAGACTTTGACTTATTATCAGCCTCTACAAGCACGTCTGTTAATGTTGTTATACTGGACAACTCAAATCAACCAATGTCAAATGTAGTAACTGTAACTGCAGGTAGCAGGTCAGTAACATTAACACATACGGCTAAAACAGCAGGTCGTGTCGTTATATATAGCACACAGAGCAGTACGTTCTTTGCGCTACGTAATCTTAGAGTTAAGGCGCAAGAACTTGGCGTAACAAAACATGCAACAACAGATGCTGCACAAA